CGGCCCCCTCACGAGCTGCTGCTGTCCTCCCTCAGTTTCCGCGCCGCTTGCTGTTGCGCCTCAGGCGAGAGCACAAGTTTAGCGTAAATCGTTTGCTTATCGGAACCGGTTCTCGCCCACCCTGACGAGAGCCCGGTCCCGATCTTCGCCCCATCCCCCCGTAACCCCCGAAGGTCGGGGCCGTCTTAACTTCCGTGCAGTTTGCGGCAACAATAAAGCCGCCATGGATGACGAGACCCAAACCAAGGAAGCGGCGGTACTTGATTTGCTGCGCGAGCCGGTGCTGGCGCATCGCACGTTATTTCGGCATCGCCATCTCAACGTCACGCCGTCATTTCACCGCGAGATCATCGAGCTGTGGCACGGGCCTGCCGATCGGGTGCTGATCCAGGCGTTCCGCGGCGCGGCGAAGTCGACGCTGGCCGAGGAGGCGATCATCATTGCGGCTTTGGCGCGGCGGTTTTTCAACGTGATTATTCTCGGCGAGACTTACGAGCGCGCGGTCGAGCGGCTCCGCTCGATCAAGCACGAGTTTGAGACCAATGTTTTCTTGGCCGAATTGTTTGGCGACCAGGTCGGGCCGATCTGGAGCGAGCAACGGATCGTGCTCAATAACGGCGTGGTCATTCAGGCGTTCGGCCGCGGGCAATCTTTGCGTGGATCGAAGCATCTCGATCGCCGGCCCGACATTGCGTTCGCCGACGACATTGAAAATGAGGAGAGCGTTGCGACATCGGAAGCGATCGACAAGTGCAAGACTTGGCTTCTTGCAACCGTGCTGCCGGCGCTGGAGCCCGGTGCTCCGATCCGCGTCAACGGCACGCCGCTGCATCCGCGCTCGGTGATTTGTCAGCTCGCGTCTGACCCCGGCTGGGTGACCAAGACCTATCCGATTTCGTATATTGATGCGGCCGGCGCGGAGGTCTCGACGTGGCCGGATCGCTTCCCGCTCGCCGACATCGACAAGAAGCGGGCGGATTACCAGCGCATGGGCATGGCGCACACTTACGCGCAGGAGTTTCTGTGCATGGCGGAAGACCCGGCGCAAAAAGTCTTCACCGACAATTTGATCCGCGTCGAGCCGACAGTGCGCACTTGGCAGGCGGTTTATGCGATGTGCGACCCGGCACGCACCATCAAGGCGCGATCGTCGTCCACCGGGATGGCGGTTTGGAGCTGGATCAACAATCGTCTGATCGTCTGGGACGCGTTCTGCGGTTTCTGGAAACCGGACGAGATTGTTGAGGAGATCTTCAAGATTGATGCCGCTTACTCACCGGTCGTGGTTGGCGTCGAGCGCGACGGGCTTGAGGAGTTTATTTTGCAGCCGCTGCGTCACGAGCAAGTCAAGCGCGGCATCTCGGTGCCGATCCGGCCGTTACGCGCGCCCACCGGCAAGTTCTCCTTCATCACCGGGCTGCAGCCATACTTCCGTGCCGGCGAGGTGATATTTGCCAAGGAGTGTCCCGACGCGCGCGAGCAATTTCTGAACTTTCCATCAGGCCGCATCGACATCCCCAACGCGCTCGCCTATGCGTTGACGCTGCGGCCAGGGCAGGCAGTCTATGATGCTTTCAACAACTCTCATGTTGTCGAGGAGTTGCGTGCTCGCCGCGATGTCTGGTGCGCGGTCAATTCGGACGGCCGCTCGACAGCCGCGATGGTGGTGCAGCTTAACGATGGCGTGGTGAATATCATCGCCGATCGCGTGCGTGAGGGCGAGCCGGCGGCGCATCTTGCCGACATCTTGGCCGAGTTGAAGCTCGAGGCCGGCGCCAACAATTTCCGTTTAATGATCCCGCCGGTGCATTATGCGACCTATTCGCCGATCGGGCTGCGCGCGGCCTTGCACGGTCTGCCGGCGGACTATGCGCGCGGCGGCGATCCGGCGATCGGGCGGGCCGAGATAACCTCCCTCCTAAATCGGCTTGCTCACGGGCGTCCAGCGTTGCAAGTGTCCGCTCACGCGCGCTGGACGCTCAACGCCTTTGCCGGCGGCTATTGCCGCGAGCTGAGTAAATCTGGAGCGCTCACTGCGGAGCCGGTCGGCGGGCCTTATGCGGTCTTAATGACGGGGCTAGAGAGTTTTGCCGCGGTGCTCAAAGCGCTGCGAAGAAACGAGGAGGATGACCTTGAGGTCAATTACGCCTACACTCCCGAGGGCAGACGCTACATTAGCTCGCGGCCGATGCAGAAAGTTCTAGACCATGGCCGATGACGACAATCTTCTTGACGAGCTGGAGGACGACGTCATTGACGCGGCGGAAGAGGCCGCAGTCGGGGTGCCGCGCTCGCGCGACATCTCCAAGCGTGCCGGCATTCGCAAGGAATTGCTGCGCACTTTCCGCGAGGTCGAGGAGGGCTACCGCGACCAGTGGAACCGATCAAACGAGCAACAAGATTTTTGGGATATTTATAATTGCGTGCTGACGAGCAAACAATTCTATGTCGGCAATTCAAAAATATTTGTTCCGGTAGTTCACAACGCGATCAACGCGCGCAAGACCAGATTTACCAATCAGATATTTCCGCAAGCCGGTCGCTATGTCGAGGTGACATCGAGCGACGGCACGCGGCCGGATGCGTTGGCATCATTGCTCGAGTATTACGTGCGCAAGGCAAAACTGCGCACCAAGGTAATGCCGGCTTTGGTCAAGGCCGGCGATGTCGAGGGGCAGTACAACGTCTATGTGAGCTGGTGCAAGCGGCGACGGCATGTAACTTGGCGGGCGCCGGTGCAGCCGGAATTGATGGAAGGCATCGACAATCCCGCAGCGTTGCCTATCATCGACATTCGACACGAGGAGATCGAGGCGGCGCATCCCGAGGTCGAGGTGATCGCCGACGCGGATATTCTCATTCTGCCGACGACTGCTGATAGCATCGATGAGGCGCTCGAGGAGGGCGGCTCGGTGACGATCATTCGCCGCTGGGGCAAGGTTAAGATCCAGCAGATGATCGATGACGGCGCCATCCGCAAGGATCAGGGCGAGGAGCTGATCGACAAATTGGCGAAGAAAGGCCCGCCGGAAGTGGTCAATCAGGCAAAGACATTGAGCGACGCTGCGGGGATCAAAGGGGAGGGCAAGAAACATGCGCTCGTCTACGAGACGTTTTGCAAGTTGGAGATCAAGGGCGAGCGGTTACTGTGTCAGGCGTTTTATGGCGGCGAGCAAAGCATCCTGGGCGCGCGGCGTAATCCCTTGTGGTCCGACAAGGTGCCGCTACTGTCGTGCCCGGTGGAGAAAGTGGGAGGGTTATTCAAAGGGCGCAGCAAGATTGCTGATTGCGCCGATCTGCAATATGCCGCTAACGACGCGATCAACGAGGCCTGGGATAGTGCCGGCTACTCGCTATTGCCGATCGTAATGACGGATCCGGAGAAAAATCCGCGCACCGGCTCGATGATCATGTCGATGGCCGCGGTGTGGGAGACATCGCCGCAGCATACCCAGGTGGTGAATTTTCCACAGCTGTGGAAAGACGGTTTTGCACTCGTTGAGCATTGCAAGCAGGAGGTCAGTCAGACATTATCGGTGAGCCCTGCGGCAATTACGCAGGGTGCCGCCGGCACCAAGGCGGGCGCGCGACCCAATCAGGCGATGATCGCGCAGGAGCAACAAATCGACATTCTCAATACCGCCGACAGTGTCACGGTGATCGAGGAAGGCGTGCTCACACCGATGCTTGACTTGTTTGTCGAACTCGATCACCAGCATCGTGACGAGGACGTTACCGTGCGTGCGTTCGGCGAGATGGGACTGCGCGCCGGCATGGAGAAAATTCCGCCAATTCAGATGGACAGGCATTATCAATTTCGTTGGTTTGGTGTCGAACAGGCGCGATCGGCGCAACAGGTGCAGCAACAGATCGCTGCGATGAATGTGGTGCGCGGTATCCCGCCGCAACAGCTCAACGGTTATCAGGTCAATCTGGTGCCGGTCATTACGCAGCTAATGGAGAATACGTTCGGGCCGCGGCTTTCTCCGCTGGTTTTCGTTTCGCCCGAGGCGCAACTCCCCGTTCCGGTCGGCCAGGAGAACATGCTGCTTGCCGAGGGGTTCGAGGTGCCAGTGCATCCGCAGGACGACGATCAGCAGCACATCCAAGCCCATATGCAGCTCTTGCAGGCGATGCAGCAGGGCGAGGGGCCTAAGAATACCAAGAAAATTCAGACCCACATTTTTAAGCACGTCCAGCAGGGGCAGGCGAAACAACAAGCGGCGATGCAACAGCAGATGGGCGCCCAAGCCGGCACACCGGGCGTTCCCGGCGGGCAAATGGGCGGCGCCCCGCAGCCGGGTGTCGCCGGTACGCCGCGCATCGGCGCACAGCCGGGAACGCCGCGGCCGCAGGGGCCGCCTGGACAAATAGCCCAAGACCAATTACAAGACCCCCGTGTCTTCCCTCGTCGCGTTGGATAGATTGAGAAAATTACTGGAATATGATCCAGTGACGGGGAATTTTACGTGGTTGCGTGCTCATCAGAAGATAAGGATAGGGGATGTTGCGGGTACATTGGACAATAAAGGCTATGTGCGTATTCGGTTGGATGGACGAAAGTATCGGGCTCACAGGTTGGCGTGGTTTTATATGACGGGCAATTGGCCTGTGGATCAGCTCGATCATCGGGATAAGAACAAGGCTAATAATGCTTTTGGCAATTTGCGTGAGGCTGACAATACGCAGAACAATGGTAATCGGGTGCGTCAGCCTAATAATACCTCGGGTTATCGAGGAGTGTCATGGTTTAAGCCACGAAAGCGATGGCGCGCACAGATTGCTAAACAACATCTAGGATATTTTGTTACGCGCGAAGAGGCGGCGGCAGCTTATGAGCAAGCTGCAATTATTTACTTTGGGCCGTTTGTATCCGATTATCCGCGCGTGTTTCCAAGGCGAGTAGGGTAAAAAATGCTGGCACCGCCGTCATTGCGTAGATTGCAGATACCTTGGGTGACCGGCGGTATAGCTATTTTGGTGCTGCTGGTTTTTGTTGTTTACTCTGTCATTTTCAAGACGTGGTGCTTGCAGTATGAGCGTGCGTGGGGCGGCACTTGGGGCGGCGACAAGCTCTTTAGTGCGGAGCGCGGAGCGTGTATAAGAGAGAAATCGATTTTCGATTTTTAAGGGAGAATGGTTCATGCAGTGGAGTGTCGAAGAGCAAACGATCCGCTCGACCAAGCCTGTCACGTTGACCTCGATTGTGCTGCGCGTCGATACCTCCCAATCGCAGCATTGCATCATGGAGATGCATGGCGACGATCCGGCAAAACCGTATGACGTGCTCAAGTTTGATCGCAATGGTGCGTTCCTCTCGATCGAGGCGGTAGAACCGACACCGCCGCCAACGCCATCGCCAGCGCCGGAAGCCGAACCGACTGCGCATGCAGCGCATGGGAAGAAAAGATGAGAACGCTCGCGCTTGTTGCAGCGTTTTTATTGGGGTCGATTGGGCTTGCGCAGGCACAGCTCGCCCCGAGTGGTGTGGCGACCGGGACGGGTTTTCCGGCAGGCGCGACAATACTGGCTGCAAATGCACAGGGGGCGAATACAGCCGGATTGAATGCGAACCTACCCGCTTCACCAGGAAAGTTGGGTTTTGTTTGTGGGTTTCAAGTCAATGGGCTTGGCGCCACCGCATTGACGAATACGCAGATCACTCTAGCCGCAGTAGGGAGTTCGGCGAGCATTGCCAGTTTCGCGTGGGAGTATCAATTTCCGGCTGGTGTGACCGCGATCGCTACACCTGTGAATATCAATTTTACGCCTTGCCTTCCGGTCTATCAGCCAAATTATGCCGTCCAATTTTCGGTGGGTGGTGCCGCAGGGAACACTT